TTAGATTATTACCTTGCTGGCCTTATCGCCAACAACTACGATGTACATTCCTTTATCAACATTTACATTGCAAGCGCCTTGACCACTGTAAATCGTCACACCGCCAAGCGTTACAATTCGCACCGGCGCATCACCGCTCACACAAATCGCGCCGTTTTCAACACGCACCTCAGCCTTGCTGTCGGCTTCAACTGTAGCTATGCCGTTACTTTCATCGATAGCCTTTATCTCCCAGAAGTTCTTCCACCCGTCGGCGGAAGCATAGGCGTCAATAGATTGTGCAGGCACATAAAGCTCGCCTTCAAGATACGTGGTATCATTGAACGGATCTTCGATTGTTGGAGGAACCGGATTATGAGATATCACAGTGCGAATTGCTGAGCCATCCTTGAACGCACCTGCTTCAATACTTCCTATCATTGTACCAATCTCAAGGGTTTCCAATGCAGATAATAAAATGTTAAAGGTCATTCTATTTTCGGAAAAACGAAAAGTGCATTTTCTGAAAACGAAAAGTACATTTTTTAGTGTTTTTCAAAATGACGGAACGAATATAAATCTGATGGTTTAAACGCATTTCAAACGCTATTTAAACGGCGTTTGTGCCAATAAAAATAGTTCCTTGAACATCTTGCTCGAGGAACTATTTTTGTGTGATTACGCCGCTGTATTTTACGTTTCAGCGTGCGTTTGTCGGTTTACGCTGCTTCGCTCATGTTTGTTAGAATCGTAATGCAACGTTCAATCATCTTTTCACGATCGCGCTTCCATTCTGTTTGCTCCATGCCTTTATCATAAGCAGGATAAGGTTTCTCAGGCTTGATGAAACGGAACTTCTTACAAAGTGGGTAAATGTAACGGTAGGTTTTCACTTCATAGACCTCGAAGTCGCCAAGCAACATTCCAACGTTTGCACGGAGGAACCCTGATGGCGAATGCGTGTTGGTAAAGATCTGTTCATGGACGAACTCACCGCTGCGCACGTTCTTGAGAAACTTGGTCATGTGATAACCATAATAGCGGAAGTTTGAGGCTTTGTAGATTGTACCACAGCCAAGACGACCATCAGCGAAGCTTTGCACTGCCACACACGTCGGGTCAAGACGATGGAGGAGCTTGATAGATGCAGCAATGAGGATTGATTCGGCGTTGTGCCCGAGTTCATCGTCTATCCACATTCTATTTAGCTCGCACATCCATGCCTTTGGGTTAGGGTGCGTGAAGATTCGTGCCTTTGGATTCTTCATGTGACCGTAAACAGCCACACCAAGGCAACGCTCGGGTTCATCAGCGTGAAATATCCCAAAGTTAAACACTCCGAAACCTCCATCATTCCACTTGTGAGAATAATGATTTTTGACAATCATCTCCTTTGCAAGAGCCTTGTCAACCGGCTTAATCAAAAGCCTACCGAGTGCAGATGTTTCCTTTATAATCTGCGTTGAAGGATTAGTTTTTTCATGCATTCAGCATAAAACTTGATATTGGTTAATAAATCATGTTGTCAATATCACCCCTTTTGCGTAAATTTGCACTGCCAATCACATACAATAAAGACGCAACACATAGCGGTAAAGGCATAACAGCCCTCGACTACGCAGTGTGTTGCGTCTTTGTGATTGTATGTGATTGGCGTCTCTTACAATCAGTCGGGGGTTGTTTTTTATTACCCTCCGACAAAACAATTTTGGTTATCTTATTTTTTTACATCATATTCATTGGGGGTTAAGAATTTAACGATTATCTTTGTGCCATGCGATGCCTCCCTCGGGGGACAACCCGGATTGATTAAGCCATAGAGCTTTGAGCGGGTGACGCAATGTGGTTCATGTCCCACATTAAATGTAATGCAAACAAAAGAGTTTGCTGGGCTGGGGCAACCGCAAGATACAATGAGTGTCCCGTTGAGTTGGGGATGAAATGCGTGCCGGGCGTCAGCCCTACAAAACATCTATATTTCCCCATGATCATCACATCATGTGATACGTCCGTCGGGATTTGTGAGGAGCAGCACTTTAGCCACTCCTCTTTTTTTGTACCCTTAATAATCGGTCGAGGATATGGTGTAATCATCATCAGACAGTGCTGTTACTTCTATAACCTGACGGTTGGCATAGGTCATCTGCTTTGCCGAAAAACCGGTTACAACAATGCGATTAATTCCGAATGCATCGAGGAATGGGCTACTAACTTCAAGCGCTTCATTTAGCTCAAAAATGTTACGCAACGCGGTTACAGCTTTCTCCGGATATTGGTCAATCAACTCTTTGTTAGAGTTCACAGCCACAACACCTATCGTCATGCCTATCTGATAATCGCCATCTGTGATATACTCCTTAATGGTGCCTTTGCGACCGACCAACGCAGTCTTAACAATCTGTTTTTGCAGATTGATGTTCATGGTCACGTCGTTTATTAGAAGCGTACCCTGATCCGGCACCTTAACCACAAGGTCAGTCAGAACATATCGCCCGAGCCAATAATCACTATCACCGTTCCATTCGTCCTCTGATAGGTCAATCAATTGCTCTCCGGTCGTATTATCTGATGGCAACGTTTCAGCAGGAAGCGTGCCGAACTTAAAGTCCTCACCTTCGCCATGCTTCTCCGGATCAGGCCTAAATCGGTAGAGTAGCGCACGCGCTTGTCTTGCTTGCCCGGCGGCAACGAACATCGCCGTCGACAAACCTACCACAGACAATCCGTAATTCTTAGCCATTGTTATTTCCGTTGGTAAATAGGTGTTTTGGATGGCAGCCGATATTTATCGACCACAGCCATTACTTTATCAAGCTGGTTGTAATACAAGATTGATGGGACGAGCACAACGAAGGAGTTCAACGGCACATTCAACTGATACTCATTACCGAGTACCGGAGTGGCATGTTCGGGTATTGCTCCCTCCTCGAGCTCGTTGTTCAAGTTTTCGTCAACAGCATAGAGTTGATTAGTCATATCCTCATGCTTGGCATAGATCCACTCTCCTCGATTTGTAGAATCATCTATAATATCGAATCCGGAAGCACCGCCGGTTCCAAACGTTTCATTTAATGCTGCACGAAGATAGCACACCTGCCCGGAGTGTCCAAGCGAAAATAAGTGGCTTTCACGCGCCGAAACGAATTGCTTGTGTAACTTCACTATTGGAGCAGTCATCGCGCGGCAAAACGCAAATATGACCCTTCTACGCATAAATGTGGGTAGCATTGCCAGCACCCATTTGTCGAAATTTACGGTAAAAATCATTCAGCAACTTGGTAAGCACGTCCACGAACAGTTATTTCATCATTATCGAGGGCATAATATCCGCTGTATGGTCGGCGGTAGCCCACAACCTTAGTAAACTCGTCAGTATCAGCAACAGCTGCCTCAACGTTTGTAATATCCGCCACTTCAACTCCTGATACTGCTTGAATCGCCGCCAATAAATCTGCGTTACGATACTCACCATTGAACGGCAGTTTCGAGATTACCTCTGTTACGGCATTTTTGATAACATCGCCATCTTCCGTTCCATCAATGGACGTTAGGTGAATGCGCGGCATATCGCTATCTTCATCGCCAATAATTTCAGCTTGTAAGACAGTTGGATCATATAGCACAACGACCTCAACGCGCATTCTATCGGCAGCACCACTTATTACGCGAATACCAACACCTGCATCCTTTACTTGCGAGATGTAATATTCAAATGCTTTCTTTTGTGCGGCAGATAGGGGTGTCGGTCCGGATCCGTTATCTGTGGCAACTTTCAAATAAACAGTCTGATTACTTTCTGTTGCCACGGCATACTTCACTAATTGAGCTTTTTCAATATCTTCGTCAGTCATGCCGGTAGTATCGTAATAGTCGGCTGCAATAACGCCATCTTGCAATATAAGTTTGCCATTGGGCATATATTCCAAAGCCTTACTTACATACCAACGCAACGTGTGAGGACGCAATGTTTCAATTTCCGCTTCTACCTCCGCTTTATGAGAATCAAATAGTTTCTCAAGCAGCCAGATGCATGAAGCGACCACATAGAACATAACGTTCTCAACACTCACCGGGGAAAATGATGAAGAAAAATCAGCGCTGTCGCTCAGCCCATAAGCCGAACGTACTGTTTCATGCGAGATAAAAGCCGCGCCGATGTCGGCTTTTATCTCCGCGATTGTGCGTGCCATCGGTTTCCGTTATTTAAGGTTCTCAATGGCGGTGCGATAGCTGTCGAGGTCGATAGTCGGACGAGTCCCTTCATCCGGATAGCGCAACTTCATGTCAAACTCAATATCTGACACAACAGTTTCCGCGTCCGGAATCTCAAGGTAGCGCATTTCCGAGTAAGCAATGATATTGCTATCAACCATCTCACCCTGAGGTTCGGTGATAGTTTCGGATACCACCTCAGTTTGTGCCGTGCGGTTGCGCTTTCCCTTGCCACGTTCCTTACGATCGGGCAGCATTGTTTTGACACGCTCGAAGTCCCATCGAACAATACAACCCCTTTTGCGACCGTGGTTGAACTGCTCAACCGTGGGCAGTGATTCTGCCACACTGTAAATTCTTGCTGTCATTCTCTTTGCTTTTATGTATTTATTGATTCTTGCTTTCTTGCGTTTGCGTTGGAGCATACGTTTCACGCGCTCCCGGTATTTATATTTATGTTTAAGGATAATCTTGTTAAAGTCCCACTGGATAGATACATATTTCAGCCATTCCTCGCATATCAGCGAACAGAACGCACGGCGCATCGAATATTCCGTTCCTTGCCTCATGAGACCAAGATAGGAATTTACGCTGGCCACAAAGTCCTCCGCATGTTTTAGACAATACGTGCGTCCGTTAGCCGTCGCTGCAGCGTTAAAATGGTGCATCTTATTCATCGCCTGACCAAGGGTGCGATTCGCCACATAGATACGGTCACGCTTCACCACCATGCCCAGGAACTTCATACCCTTAGTATAGTGCTGCATATAGAACTTATGAGGATGAACCCTCGCCCCGGCAGTCTGCCAAAGATGTTCTCTAATCAGAGGCATCGCCATAAGCATCTTATCGTGGTCAGTATCTATGGTTGCAGTGTCGTCCACATAGCGATCGATCGTCAGTCCAAGCGTATCCTTTAGATAGTGATCTGTTTCATCGAGTAGAAAATTAGCAATCAACTGCGAAGTCAAATTTCCAATCGGCAGCCCATAGCCGTCAGGCACTGTAAATAAGCTCTTATCTTTTGCCAATCCGTTCCAATCGCTTTTATGCCCCTTGACTATGCAGTTCTTTTCCGGAGCATTCAACAGAATCTTTTGGGTTAAATAGATTAGCGTTTCAATGTCATCACCATGATAGCGTTCCCTGATAAAGCGGCATAGCTTGTCAGTAACCATTGCACGATTAATCGACATAAAAAAGCCCTTTAAATCGTATTTAAGCACCCAACAATCGCGAGTATAGTTCTCACTCTTTGCTCGGATAGCATCACGAAGATACTTCACCGCCGCAAGCGTTCCCTTCCCCTTCCGGCAATTAAAACTCGTGTCAATAAACTGAGCCTCCAGCAGTGGCTCAATCCTTTGAGCTATCCAATGATGCACAATGCGATCGCGGAAGTTCGCGGCAAACACCTCTCGCTTCACGGGCTTCTCAACGATAAATGTAATGGATTCCTTCGGCTCATACAGCCCGGCGTTTATCTCATCGCGCAGCTGCACCAGATTGCGCTCATAATGCATCTCAAATGCAAGAGCACTCTCCGTGCCACCCTTGTTACGGCGACAATCTTCATACGCCATATAAAGACTGTCGAAACTTATGGCTTCATTTCCCGTTGTATTGTTCATCATTCTTAACGAAATTCCGACACCGCTCGCACGTAGTTGTTGTTGTTTCTGTTGTTGTTGTTGACGTTGCCGTTGTAGTTGACAACCCACGAGCAATTATCTTCTGTGACTATCTTGACCTTAGCTCTAAAAGAGAGCGCACAGACCTTTTCATTAAAGAAAATCGCACTCTCCCGGAAGCCGTGACCGCCGGGACACTCGCTCTTACACACCGCGCATCGCTCGTTCCGCCGTAGCCTTTCGCCACGATCCGAGCTGCTGAGAAATATCCGCCAAAAGTTCCGACAGCGTTGTTTGCTTTTTTAGCGGCAGGATCTCATTGTCATTACACAACCTTATATATGTATTTACCACCGTGAACTTCGTCAACGCCCGATCGATATAGCCGACCTTCATCCGCAGATTCTGTTCATCCCAAGCATACACAATCAGTGCAATCAAATCAGTCCCGGCATCCAGCGTCTTCTCCCATAGCCATCGACGCCACTTCTGTGGCACCGCATCACTCATCCCGCACATCTCCTGCACGAGCTTATATGCGCTCTGGTACGCTTTTGCCGTTGTTGCTCCTGCTGCCATTTATCAGTTCTTTTGCATTGCTTCTTTATAGTGTGCAAAGATACGCATTTTTTCTCACATATCGACCGGGCTTCGCCCGGTTTGTTGCCGCACGCCCCCTAAAGGGCGTGCTAAGCAAGGAGGAAAAAGGAGTTAATATTCAAAATGAAAAGCCGACACCGCTCGCACGTAGTTGCTGTCGTCTCTGTCGCCGCCGTAGACGCCGCCGCGGTAGTTGACAACCCACGAGCAAGCATCACCGGCTTGCGTACTTGTCCACCACCAATAATCACCGTTTGGGGTAACCCACTGCCTCTTACTACTATCGTAATAAGGGAAAAGCTTAAACTCCATACCATCAGCATTAGCTTCTTGCATAATTGCATTAATTGCACTTGCATTCAGATAGCATAGATACATTTGGCCGGTAGATGGTAAAAAATTGTGCTGATCCCACTGTTCGCAGTACATTTCAGCACACCATGTTGCAGCTTTCGGTGATATGCAACTTCGCAATATCTTAACGGTATTTGAAAAACCATTATAGTCCGATTTTGCCAACTCTTGGGCTGTACTCCACGGATCATCGCCCTCCATATCGCCAGGGTTGAAATTAGAGCAATAAGGCACCTCTACGCCATATCCAAATGAGCCGCTCCATTGCATCGTTTCATCCGAAAGATTATTCTGCATAATCACAAAGGCCGTATCTGAAGTGGATACGAGCACTCCTCTCCACATAGTTTCTTCAATGCCCGCTTCGGTGTAACCCTCGTTTGAAAGATCGTCTTCTATCCAAGATAGGTCATTTTCCCAACAGTCATCCGTATAATGCGAACAGATAAACGGATATGATGGTCCGTAATACTTCTCTGTCCAGATACCGGCCTGGCCATACCAAAATATACCAATAGGAAAGTGCCATAGGGTAATCATGCGTTCATCACGTGTCGCATCAAACACCAGTTGGAATGACGCTCCCATCCCCTCCATTTTGGAAACGACGGAATATGTGAAACCATGAGGAACATCGAATTCGACCATACCATTCTTGTCAACTTTAATGACTTTTTTAAATAGTTGCGTCGAGGGGAATCCGGTAACATGGAATATTTCTATCTCCACAGCCGCTCCTTCTACTTCAACTATTCCGTCGCAGTCGCAAGCTCTGACTCTAACCTTTACGTGCTCGCGCTTTATCCCACCAAGAGTATCTACTACCTCCCCCGTGGCATTTACCAACGCAAGCATCGTTCCGCCTACCATGCTCGGCGTTACGCTCTTTGCTGCCACCGCATCGCGTATCTCCTCCGCCGTGGCTGCAAGCTCCGTTTGTTTGAATTCTTCTTTCATTCTTTTCTCTTATGTTGTTTGTTCTTACTCTTATCCTTATGCGAATGCCGAACCGAACTCTACCGTGAACACCCTCGCCGACGTATTCGCCGTTCCAGGATCGTCCGCTATATCCTCCAGCACATCAGCACCCGTCTGTTCCCTCAGCGGTGTAAGCAGCTCTGCTATCAGCGCATCGCTCGCCATCGTCGCCGGGCATATTCCCTCCTTTGCAACCTCTGTCACTATCGCGCGCTCCGCAATGTCGCTCAAATCATACTCCACTACATCGCCGGGCAACAGATCGTCCGTAACGCTGCGCCCGTTCCGCGTCGCAAGCGCCACAACTCCCTCCACGCTCCCCGTCAACATCAGCGCAAGGTCAAGCAAATTCTGCCCATATATCGTGCTACGTTTCATTCCACTCTTATAAGCTTCGTTTGTTCATCTATCGTCACTCGTTGTGCCGAAACACCAACTGCAGCTATCATCCGCAACGCTCGCGCGCACCATAGCCGCTGACCAACACCGTTAGTCAGCTTCACCACCTCCGCGCCCACAAGTGGCTTCTCCTTCAGCTCGCCTCGATTACACCGCAGCACCGCTTCTACCGTCTGTGCCGTTGTGTCGCCTATCAGCAGCGAACCGCCGTCCACTATCAAGTCACCCGTTGTCGGGTCTGTCATTAAGCCCATCATTGCAAACGCCCTTTCAGTGTTTCGTTTATACTAACCCCCGATGCCATCACCTCCTCCGCCGGAACCGTGATTTGCACATCGACCTCCACATCTACCTCGGCGAGAACCTCGGCGATCGCTTCCGCTATCGCCTCGGCCACCTTTGCCGTTGCCTTATCCTTTTCGCCTATCGCAGAAAACTTCTCCTGCAGCAGACTCCCTATTTTGCTCTTATCGTATCCCATTAGTGCTTGATTTTATTATCTATCATTTGCGAAAAGTCCTCCTTATTCCCCAAATACGACGATAACGCCCCCGTCAAGTTTGCCTTAAACGTTGCGCCACCATCCATCGGCGATACCGCTGCCTGCATTATCGCACGGATTATCGCGTCGATTCGCCCCGACATTGTCTGCAACTGCTTCTGCAGCTCCGTCGCATTTGCTGTCGTTTCCGAGCCCCCATTGTCGCCGCTCCACGTTATCTGCCCGTCATCGGTCATTTCAAGAGTAGCATTGCCAACTCCCAGCTTCAAGCTACCATCCTCGATCGTCAGCTCCGTCTTTCCGATAGTCAATATCACCTTGTCAACCGATGCCGTCTGCACAACCACCGCAACAGCCTCGTTTATAAACCCGACTGTCACCTCACTGCCAACCGTTGGCACCAACACAAGCCCGACGCTCTCTCCCTGATTCGACTGCAAGTTCACCCCCGTCAACGGTGCCCCCTCATCTATCGGAGTACACTCAACCGTCCGGTTCCCCTCGTCCACAGAGTCAACCGTGCAGATCCGTAGATACAACTCCGTCCCTGCCATTGCTATCTCCTTTATCGCTGTCCTGATGTCCATCTCGAAGCCTCCTATTCCGACACCATAGCCCCCAACGTTATATTCTGTCGGAAGCCATCGTTGCTATAAGTTATCGTGTTCTTTTTTACCAAATATTTACCCTTCTTCTCCCCATCTATCTTAACCCCTACGATATCCAGCACATCAACCAATACGCTTCCAAACGTCGTAAACGACCCCGTTAGCCCATCCTTCTTTAGTCGTGCCAACTCCTGCTCTCCCCAGGCCTTTGCCTCGCTCTCACTTTTTCCATAGCAATGAAGTGTACGGTGCTGTCCATCTTTGTCGCCAACCTCAACCTTAATTTTCTTTTTATTATCCGGTTGTAGGCTAACCACCTTTAGCAAGATTTTTATATCCTCGGCACGTTGCTCATCAAGATTATCGCTGATGATATTCTGACCGGTTGAATATACTTGTCGTGCGTCTCCTTGGCGGTCGAACACTACGCCACAATATAGCACAGGTTCTCCATCCTCGATACGGAACATCGAGCGAATACCTTGCTCTTTCAAGCACGCCAGTAATTCACTAACAGTGTCAACATTCACCCGATACTGACCAACACTTTGTTCACCGAGAACGTTTAATTTATAGCTGATGCCCTGGTCTTTCAAAAGGCTCTGAATCGTCGTACTTGCATAAGTCTTTTTTACGGCAGGAGTTTGTTTCAGCATATACATCTCATCTTCGCAGAATATCTCCACAGGAGCCTTAAAGCCCTTCCTCACCACATACCCACTAAATGCAAGTTGCAAGTCCTCGTCATACCCCAGCCATACTTTTATCTTATCACCGCGCTTCAACGGATTCCCCGTTTCACCCTTCCATTGTGTCCGCTTGGGCAGCACAAGCTTGCAGGTGCCGGTCAATGCCTCACTGTCGCGCACAATCTCACACGACGTAAGATGCTCAAATTCCCACGTCTTATCGCCCTTGATTTCTATTTTGCAACAGAGTTTCAACATCGTTTAATCACCGTTTAAAGCGCGTTTAATCATTTCATCGAGAAGCCTCTGCGCTCCCGATATTTCCCCTTCGACACTTTGTTAAACCATACCCTATATTTTAGTTCTACCATCTCGCAGCCGGCCGACTTATACCCTTGGCCGCTCTCTGCAATTTGCAACGCAACGCGCGCGTAGCCGCTCGTTGTCGTTGTACCGCTTAATGCCACCGACCCCGACGTCGCCGGGCTGACAACATTCTTCCTTACACCCTGAATGCGCAACGCCTTCCCCTCTGCTGCCGAGTATATCAATGATCGGCACAACGTCCCAAGCTCCTTGCCGATTAGCGTCTGGCTATCTTCTCCCTCAGCTCCAATGCATTTCGGAACATACCATTTACCAGGCGTCCCAGTTGATAGCGTTATCCCCTTAAAATGCACAAACTGATGCTTGGCTTGTCGCCGCTCTCGTTTACCCTTGTATTCCGGATTGATTGTCGCAGCTCCTCCGCTACGGCGCGAACTCGAGCGCTTCTTCTTGCGCAGCAACACAAGTTTAGAGCCTTCCGGCAGTACACCATGACGAACCCACACGGTGTTGCCACCTACGATTTTTATCTCAAGGTGGTAATTCTCCGTGCAGAGCTGCCAAGCTCCCCATTTATCACTTGCCGACTTCCATTCTCGCTTATAGCGCGTCATATTTGGCAATATCTGCTCCTGAGTGATAATGTCGTCAGCATCCTTGTAAACGTTGATGGTGTAGTTCTTAACCCCGTTTAGCTTGAACGATTCTCTCGCATGAATACGGATATTATCCTTCTGCTTATCCAGTGCCGTTGACGTCAACCCCGACACTGTCTCCACCAGCAACCTACGCTTAATCTCTGATGATGCGCTGATCACTGTTGCCAACTTCTCGGCAAGTGCCGCATTCGTCGATAACGTCTGGAACGAATCCAAACGATACAATGGTGGCACATCCAAGTTTATAGCGACTGCCGATGGCAGTGCATATACCCTCGTGCGTGCCTCCTTATATGTCGCGCCATCTGCCGTTATGTCCTCATTCTCGGTCACTATGCGCACGCTATTGGCCTGCTTCCAGTTGCCCGGACTCATCTCTATCAGCTCACCATTGAGCACAAGTGCCCCTTTGGTGGTCTTGTCAGCCATTTTTAGAATGAACCGACTTAGACCGCCCATATAAACTATGCTCTGAAGTTGCTCTATCTGCTCTTGTATGAAGTTCAGCGTCTGCGTCGACAACGGATACAGATTGCTCCCTTCAAGCATTGTCGTTGTAAAATTCGCTTTGTGCATTGCTCTGTTTAGTTTGCAAGTGTATAGTTAGCGTCGTTAACCGCGCCAAGTAATGCCTCGGCTACCACCTCCTTTATTCGCTCCGCGCTCTCCTGAAGCGTCGTTGTGGATATGGTCAGGTTATCGACAAGTTTATCTATCGTAATATTGATATTCTTGATGCGATCACTCTTGTCTGCGCTCCCACCGATGCCGCTAAGCCCCGATGATATGGAGCCGCCACTGCTGCCTGAACCGGAGGCTGAGGTCTCGCTTTCTGTCGTTGTGGATTCTGCTCCAGGCGCATTTGTGCCCGCTGCCGCGTCCACATTATTTTTCTCCGTCTGGGGGTGATCCTTTGCCCAGCTTCGATCGGCGGAAGCTCGTCCCTTGGCCACGATCTTATCCCAGCCAAGCGCTGCTGCCACCTTATTATATAGGTCTATGAACCACTGCAGCACTGAATCTATCTTCTCCTGAACCCACCCAAGCACCTTATTAAATACATTCTTAACGCTGGTGGCTACCTTGTTGAAAACATTTATCAATGGCTGCGCTATCCCCTTAACCTTTACTACTACTGCGTTGACTACCGACACAACGTGCGCTTTGACGCTATTCACGAAGCCTCTTATCTTCGCCATTATGCCGGCAAAGATTGCATCGACCTGCGATGCCATCTGCTTTATCCGTTCCCAAATCGCGGTTATCTTGCCTATGATGCCGTTTACAACCCCAACAATAGAGTTGATAACGGAATCTATAAAACCGCGCACATTCTCTACTGCCGAATTTATAAAAGCCACAACGGTCTCTCCGATTGACTTGAAGCCGTCCCATATTGCAACAGCCCGCTCAACCACCGCCGACACGACCGCTTCAACGGTATCACATATTTTTCCAAAGAACGACCTTATTCCCTCGGCTATGCGCATAACGGCTCCCTTCACAGCCTCTACACCGCTCACTATCTTGCCCCATAGCCATTCAAATGCCGATGATATCCTCTCCGGAAGTGAGGTTACAAACGCGCATACCGCGTCAAACCATCCGCGCAAGGTGTCGGCGATGCTCCTGAAGGCTTCGCCGATACTCTCCGCAAATGTTGTTATCTTCTCCCACAGCGACTCCGCTATGGCTACTATCTTCTCTATTGCGCCCTTCACTGTCCCCCATACGGCATTCCATACCCTGCTCGATATCTCAACTATGAAGTTCCACACCTGCGAATAGCATTCAAACACCCATTGGAAATATCCCACTATCTGTTCACCAACAGACTTAACTATGATCCATGCCGCATTAAATATAGCTTTTATAGCTTCCCATGTCGTAAACACAAACACACGAAACCCTTTGCACTTCTCCCATAGCATCTCCACAACCGCTATTACGGCTGTTATCCCGGCTGCAATCCACCCTATAATCGGTATGCTCATTATCGCCGTGCTTACCGACCGACAAGCGCCCGTCGCTATCGCCTTGAATGTTACCCAAAATCCGCCGTTCATAGCAAGCGATGCATCAAGCAGCACAAGATCCAAACAGATACCGCGGATCTTCTTGCTGACTCCGGTGAATATCTTCTTGAAGTTCATTGCTCGCACGAACCCTATCATATTGCCCAATGCTTGCAACAAGGGCACCAGCTGCGATAGCGGTATGAGCGACTGTGCTATCAGCGTTACCCAGATACCAAAATCACCACATACGTTAAACACCGATATCTTCATGTCGTCAATCTTCGCCTTTACCCTCGCAACGCGCTCGGTATAAGTAGCCATGACAATCTGACTTTGATCTATCGCTGTTGTTGTCCCCGTGATTGCCTTTGTCCATTGCTCCACCTTAGGTATTCCCTGAACAAGTGCCATCGCTGCAGCCGAGTTCTCCTTGCCGAATAGTTTACTGAACAGCGCATCATCCGCCATTACCGGTTTCAGCACCTCCAAACGTTCGGCAAGCGATTTCGATTTATCTGTCAAGTCTGACACCTGAATGCCGGCTGCCGACAGCTCCTCTCTTACATCTTTCGGAAGGAAACGTCCTTGTGCAAGCGTTGACATTACGTTTCGCAACGCAACGCCACCCTCCGAGCCTTTCTTGCCGGCTTTGTCAAGTACCTGAATAGCTGCGTTTGTCTCCTCAAAGGATACTCCGGCTGCCTTCGCTGCCATACCACACTGCTGCAACGCCACCTTGATAGCAGGCAACTCTGCAGAACCCTCGCGGGCTGCAGCTGCCATTGTGTTCATCATCTCCCACATACGGTCCGACGCTGCCATTGGATCATCCAACGACACACCGAATTGGTTCATCGCCGTTGTCAGAACCTCGGCAGCCGATGTCGCGTCGTTCCCCATCATCTTACTCAATACGGCTACGTTTTTACCCATGTTGTTCAATGCCTCGCTGTTCTTCGCCAGCTCCGGCGACAACTGAGAAAGCAATAGCTTGTATGAGTTAACCGACCCGGCTGCGGATATACCAAACTCCTTTGCCGTGTCGCGTGCTGCCTTTTCCAGTGCGTAATACTGCTCCTCGGTAACACCTGCGATAGCCTCCAATTCTGCAAGCTGACTCTCCAGCTCAGCTCCAGGTGCGAGGATTCCTTGAATATTCGACTCCAATCGCTCGAAGTAGCCGCTTGCCAATTCTATCGTCGCACACTGTTTGCAAAATGACGCAACCTTGGCGGTGGCTCCATCCAATGAAGCTTTAAACTTATTTGTCCGGTCGTTCATCTCATCAACAGCCGGTACATAGTTGCCGCTAACAGTAAATTTATACTCAAAGTTTGTCATTTGCTCTTTATTTATTATCTTTGTGGAAGTTAAACCTTTAACCTCACGTTAGACTATGTGGTTGTTAATTTCTATTGCATTCTATGCGTTCTGTATTCTGTTCGTTCTCGGTATTCTTGCTGCGTTCGGATGGCTGGTTTTTGCTCTGGTGCAATCCTTGCGTAGTCGCTTGAAATTATAACCAACACCATCCCCTTTTACTATTTTGCCGGCGCAAACAACTTCGACAATATCTTGGCGAGGTTCATCAGTCGTGTCCGTTCAATCCAACATGCTTCTTGAAACAACTGCGCCCATGCCTCCTCGCTTAGAGTGTCGGGGGAGATGCCAAAGTTGGCTCGTATCAGTGCGCCGCCTTTCGCTATCTCCCCCTCCTCATCATTGTCACTAAGTTGATACGCCGCTACAAGTTTTTTAATCTATGCGCGCAGCCGGTGAATACATCGTTGAGGGCAGCAATCGCTTCCATCTTCAGTACGGCGTCGCTTCGAAGCTCCTCTGAGCCCCCAAGCCAAGTGTTGTCAAACAACACTTCGCCTCCCTTTAGTGGATTGTTAGTGCCAACTCCGCTCACCGCATGCATGGTCTTCATGTCGGGACGACGAAAGTACCCTACATGTTCTGTGTCACCCTCGGTAACACTTACCTCTACTACGCGCCCATATTGTTTCTTTAGAGCGTCAATTTCTTCTTCGGTTTTGTTGCCCTTGCGGACAATCTCTTTCTCTTGCTCCATGTGAATTTAATTAGTGTTTAATCTGTTTTTAAATATCTTGCTTTCCATGAATAGGTCAGCGGTTATTAGGCCGCCGAACCATATTCAATGTGGCTGGGAAGCAGCTCAAGCTCTACAATCTGATTCATATCACCCTCTTTCCAATCGCGTGCGTTCTCCACAAAGTGATTGTTGCGGATGCGATCAGTGTGAACGGTGCCGTCCTCTGCAAGATAACTGACGGTGATATCAAATGCTGCGATATCCTGGATACGTCCCGATGGCGCGCTGCTCTGGATGGCTACAACCTCGCTCTGATAGAGTGAGATTGATGCCGTCGGCGTGATGCGCCCCTTACTGCGTGACACCGGATAGCGTCCAGCTCCGTAGTTGTTCTGCATATCCTGCTTCTCGCCGTACTTAATACCCGTGATGCCTACCACCGGCACGCCGTTGATGGCTACCGTGATGTCGCCCCACGAATATTCCACTCCGTTAATTAAAGGAATGCCGTTTGTTACTGCCATTTTCTTCTGTATTTATCGGTTAAACAGATGTGCCATAGCCAATCTCTACATCGAGATTGCGCATTACCCCGGTGGCGACGTTGGTAATGACCATGCGAACGCGACTTGTTGACAACACGTCTTGGTCAGGATCCACCGTGACTTTATAGCCACTGAGTTCTCCGGCTTTTTCCATATCTTCAAGTGCTTTCCCTCCGGTCAGCTCCAAGTCCTCAACAACGTAGGTCTCCAACTTGCCCGTCGATGCATCAACTGCAAGTGGCTTGCCCAGCTTCGGCAAGGTATAGGTGCGAACTCCGCGCACGGCTTTATCCATAGTGCGGACACTCTCAATGTACGCATAGTCGCTCGTTGACAAGTCCATATTGTGCGAATCCTGCCAATATGTGCCGCCAAGTCCGTCATAGGTGATTACAAACAGATAGCGATCACTATCCAAGGTCTCGATCACCGCGCTGTCCAAAGTGCGAAGCTCTGTGCCGTCGCTCAGTGCCGGCAGTGCGATGTTGGATGGATAGCTTTCAACCCAGGCAATTGAGTGATGAACCTTGGCTGATGACAGAATACCCAGCACATCGCCCAGGGCTGTTACTGAGTTCTTTTTCTTGTCACTCAAATTGCTGTTGTCACTCGAATTATATAAGTCATACGCTGTGCCTGATCCATCCTGCGCGATGATCACTGACGCCCCCTCGCGTCCCGAGGCTGCCACCCCGGTAGGTAAGGATGTGTAATTTACAACTCGTGGTGCATAGAGTATCACCAATGGCTTATTCTGTGCCTCAAGTGTCGTGCGCACACTCTTTAGCGAGTTCAAAATGCTTTCTGCATTCGTCGAAGTAAACTCGCGGGTGCCGTCCCATACACCTATCTGACGCAGCTTCCCTCCGGTATAGTTCTGCATCTTGTTGATTGCTTCAAACAGCGGTGTCCCGGTCTCCGGTGTGTAAATTCCCACATAGAGACTGATGCCGGAGTTCTGGTTGAAGATGCTCGTCAACTGATAGTGAAGCACTCGGATTTCCCATGAAGTTGCGTCCGCCTTAATACCATATTTCTCCGCAGTCTCAATGCTCGAGATAGCTGCAATGGGATTCGATGCGCTCAGCGGTGTTACGCTGCTGTCACATTGATCCGCATCAGGGTAACTGTTGCTGTAAAAGCAAAGCCCCGATATGTGGTCTTCCCCGGATAGCGAGCGGACGATATTCCCGTTCGTTCGGGTGATTGTTAGCTTCTGCATTCTTTATTCAGTTTTGTCGGTGGTTTCTGTGCTCTCCTTGCTCTCGGTAGTTTCATTGCTCTCCTTGCTCTCCGCAGGAGCACTTTTGCTTTCTGAAGCGGTGCTTTCGCTCTCTGCCGTGATTGTGAAGACTGTCTGGTCTTTCAGGGTGCGAGCATGATTTACCGCGTCGTTCTTCGAAGCAAAGGCGGTGCCGTTGGTGGTTACATATACCTCCTTCAGCTCCTTATGTTGCGCCAAAATTGCGCGCCCTTTCTTCTCTGCCGCTTTCTGTGCTGCAGTATTCTCTTTGTTGCTGGTTTTTGCGTTTGCCATTTTCTTCTGTTTTTAGTTGTTTGATGTTAATCTCTTTTTTACCATGGTAACTGCGGCTGCTATCAGGACTATGCCTCCGACTATTAACCACCATTGCCACGCCTTTGTCCGGCTCTCCTGATCGGTGGCTGTCTCCGCCTCTTTGCAACTGTTTTCAGCGTGTGTCTCAGTCGCTTTCTCTTTTACGGCTTCGACAGCTGCTGTCCTACGGTTTTCACTTTCACTGCGACGCGCTCGCTTACCACTCTGTTTAGTTGTAGTGGTGCGTCGTGTCATCAGCGATTCCCCACTATCGGTTTCGTATTCCTCAACCGTCACTGTCCATTGTGTGCAACTGTCGGTGTCAGTTACCACCTCTGTTGCCGTCCTCTCCTGATGCAGTGCTTGCCGTTCCACGGCGTTTTCCGCCGTTGTCACCGCGCTCACCTCCTCCTTCGTTTGCTTCGTCGCTTTGCGATGTACGCTGCAGCTCGGCAGACACAGGACAATTATCAGCATAAGGACACTTATGTATCTGCTCAATCGCATGGGTCAGTATGTCAAGTTTATTCTGCAGCCCGAGCATATCCTTTCGCAGCGGTTCCACCACAAGCTCCATTATCATTTCAATAGCCTTGCGGTCGTTGTCTATCTGCCGCGATCGAACATCACTCTTTAGCTGCTCGACCTCCGTGCGGTATTTCGCACGTTGCAATCGCGACGTTATGATAGCCGACACCGGAGCCGAGACCAATGCTATTAGCGAAAGTATTATCTCTGTCATCTTGCTGCTCGTTGGTTATCTTATTCCGGTCTCCTTCTTCCACGCTGCAACGTCAAACGATGGACACGCTTTATTCGCGAACTCATAATGCCCGTGCGTCGTGGCGTTAGGATACCGTGTTTTTATCTCTCTTACAAGGGCGAGAAGTGCCTTCTTCTGCGCTGCCGTCCGCGTATCCTTCGGAGTCTTGCAGTCTGTGCCAACGCCCCCAACGTAACTGATGCCGATACTGTATGAATTATGACCGAGGCAATGTGCCCCAATCTTCGCCTCGTCTCGCCCTTTGCGGATACTTCCGTCAAGCCCGATTAACCAATGATATCCGATATCGGAAAATCCTCGTTGGAGGTGCATCTGTCTAATCTGCTCCACACTGTAATCTCTACCTTCCGGTGTCGCTGTGCAGTGTACTATTATCTCGTTGATGGCGCGAGTCGTGGTTGTAGCTCCCAGCGCTGCCCAGGTCTGTGCGCCGACTATGCCATCAGCTCGCAGTCCCTTGCTGCGTTGAAAATCTTTTACAGCATCCTCTGTTATCTCCCCGAAGATGCCGTCGGCAATGAGGTGAAGTTTCCCCTGAAGGGTCTTTACCTCAGTGCCTCGGCTTCCAAGTTTTAGCGTTGTCATGCTGCTTTATCTTTAGGCTTTCGCACTGACAATGGCGCCCAGACCCTCCGACTTGAGGGGCAGACACACATTATAGGTGCGCATCGAAAAGAGGTTCGACTGGGTTTCGGGACTGGTGGCTGCGTCGCGAAGATATACCTTGGTCGATCCGTCTGCTCGCATCACTCGCTTGAGTGTGAATGCCACGGATGCCTGCATATCGCCGTCTCCGGCAATCGCTCCATAGGCGAGTTTCTTCTTGGTCGCTACCGTGTAATATGGACACTGGGTGTATTCGTACACGTCGAAGCCATAGAGGTTCATCACCTTGCCACTCTCGTAGTTGTAATATTGCTGTGAGAACTTCTGATCCTGCTCCAGAAGGTCGGCCACATGATCAGGGCAGAGCACCAATATTCGGCCTTCCACCGGAATGTTCATCTTGTCGAACTTCTTCTTCATCGCGATGATGTCGGAGCGTGTCAGTGACTTACGTCCATCCGACGCAGCACCTGAGGTCAGAATTACCGGGGTGGTATCCGTATCTCCTGCCGGCGCGATGCTGTGGATAGCGCGCGAGTGGCGTACCTCCACAAACACATCCTTATGCTTCTCGATAACGACTGACATCTTGTCGTAGCTGATGGCGTGCAGCTCGTCATCGGTGATGCGCGTCGGCTTACTCTGGAATTTATCAAGGCTTACCGCTTTATCTCCATCTGATAAGTCCTCTATTTCCAAGGGATAGGTGGTGTTATTTACCAACACTTCCGGGTCGCCGCCTACATCTACAAAGTGGATAACATCATTCTTCACATAGTTATCATAGCTCGGAATTCGTCCATACCACGCCACCTGCTCGGCTGCTGTGCGGAATTTCTCGATAAGTTCACCAAGCCATACTTCCACGAAAATGCCGGCGCGCAACACGCTGCTGCCGGGTCTTTTCTTGATAGCCCCGACAACGATGCCTACTGCAATCATCAGCATGGCACCGACCGCCGGACTCAGGCCGAGCAATAGCGCGATACCTGCGCCAATGGCTGCGTTCAATAGCATTGCCACCAATACGGAGGCAAGTGCAATAAGTAAATCTTTCATTCTTTTTTATTGTTTTTTTGGATGTTGTGTTTAATCGAATGTGGGCGTGAAGCCATATTTCTCTTTAAACAAGCGGGCATAATCCTCGCGATGCTCCAGGCGCAATGCCTCAAGCTCTTTCTCGCTCAGTTCATCCCACTTCTTACCTGACTCAAGATGACTCTCCGGCGCATCGCTTCTATTTATCAGTTCCATCGGCTTTTGTGCCGGTGTCATGCACGCCAGTGTCTCTCCGAGCGCTTCAAGGCCGGCTTTCTTTCCCAGCTCAATGAAATGCTCTTTCTTGTCTGCAGTGATGCGCTTCTCTTTGATTGCACTTTCCACTGCGTCGGTGATGCGAGCCAACTTCATGTCGGTCTCTTTCTGTTTCATTTTCTCAATCGCTTGTACAGCGTCCTCCTCGCTCGCGGTGGCCGCAAGTCCGAGGGATTGAAGGATCTTTTCCATATTCTTCTTTTTCGGTTTTTGTTGTTCTGTTGTATTCTCTGTTTTGGCTTTTAGCAGGGGTAGCAACTCGCTTTCCTCCTCCTTCGCAAGCGTCAGCGGTTTCCCACCTTGATACAGCCTCGTCTGCAAGGCATCATCATTCGCTCCGATATCCACCACCGACACCTCTACAAGTTTCGACTTGGTTATGGTCGGTCGTGTCTGTCCTTCGGTCAGCTGCTCCGGATCCTCGCTAAACTCCAGTATGTCTATACCGGCGCTCAGCATTCTAAGTGTGCCACGTTCCCATTTCTGCGCGATGATTTTCTCCTCCTCGGTGTCGCCGTCAAACTTCGGTGTGCCATAGACGATATCACCATCTACTCGCAGATTCTCGATGATGCCAATCGGCATCTTATCGCGGTTGTGCATATACAGCAGAACCGGGTTCTTGCTGTATTGCTCCATGTTTAATCCCTCAGTCAGCACTCGCGTTCCGTAGCTGTTGAGGCGGTTTGATGTAATTATTGCTTCTTTAGGCATTGCTTATGATTTTAAAAATGTTGGCAGGGTGCAGCGCGTTCGACCGCAACCCTGCCAACGGGTCGCATAGGGGTTTGTGGCGAGAGCGGGAATCGAACCCGCTACCTCCGGGGAATGAACCCGGCGAGCTACCGGTGCTCCATCTCGCGATTTTTATTTCTACCAACCTCTCTCGGAGTGGTTCGCGATGCAAAATTGCCACTTGATATCCGCCTCATCAAACGGAGTGTAAAGAATTTACACTCTATTTTTATCCGCCCCCGCTTTTGGCCAATTTTGCAATGCTTTTACAAGTAAAATTCACTTTTACCACACATTATATGAATGGCAAACAAAGTTTCAACTGACAAGAAAGAGTTCGCCGAAGCTCTTTTTATGCAAAACATGGCGCAGAACGCCATTGCTGATAAAATCGGCGTATCGGTCAACACCATCTCCCGCTGGGTAAAGGATGGCTGTTGGGCTGAGAAACGTACTGCTCAGACGCTCACCCGTAAGGAGGTTGTCAACAACGTCCTCCGTTCGGTCAATGCTCTCGCCGAAAAGCTCGGCGAATGTTCCGATGTCAACTCCTCAAGCCGTATCGCTGACCAGTTGGCTAAACTATCATCTACTATTTCCAAACTCGACAAGGAATCATCTGTGGTCGATTATGTCGACTGCTTTATCGCGTTCGGACGTTGGCTCGAATATCAAGCCGAGACCGATCCCGAAATCACTATCGAATTCCGTAAGAAAGTCAACAAGTATCAGAATAAGTTCATCACCGAACTTTTCTCCTCTTACAAAAAGTAAATCATGGCTGCTAACGCTCAATCAACAAAAGAGGCTTATACCAATTGGAGTAAGTGGTGCGAGACTGTCCAAGCGCAGTCTGTCGTCGACCGCTCTGAATCTCCTGCGCAACGAGCCTCGCGTGTCCGGCGTCTTATTAAGGACTACGCTGCCTTTGTTGATTACTATTTCCCTCATTACACAACCGACCCGGCTACCGGCAAGCACACCCCGTGCGCTCCGTTCCACATCAAAGCTGCAAACACTATTCGCCGTTCGCGCAATATCCGTTTCGCCGCTAAGTGGGCGCGCGGTCATGCCAAGTCAACTCACTTCGACATCTTTATCCCGCTTTTCCTGAAGGCGCAAGGTTTCGACAATCCTGCCCTTCGTGAATTAAATGTGATGGTGCTTGTCGGTAAGTCGCAGGATAACGCGCAAACTCTCCTTGGTGACATCCAGGCAGAACTCGAATTTAATCAGCGTTACATTGCCGACTTCGGCGTCCAAAAATGCGACGGCTCGTGGATGGATGGGGAATTCGTAACCGCCGATGGCTGCGCGTTCTTCGCTCGCGGTCGTGGGCAGTCGCCGCGTGGCTTGCGCTATCGTTCTCACCGTCCTGACTATATCGTTATCGACGACCTCGATGATGATGAACTCGTCAACAATCCCGACCGAGTCGGCCGCCTCACTAAATGGCTGAAGGAAGCTCTATTCGGTGCCCTCGATGGCGGTCGTGGTCGTTTCATTATGGTCGGGAACCTCATCGGCAAGAACTCTGTCCTCGCTAATTTCATCGCCTCCGATGGCGTGGTTGTCTCCGAGGTCAACGCACTCGACCGCAATGGTCAGCCTTCATGGGCTGCTAAGTGGTCGCTCGAGGAGGTGCAAGCCCAGGCACAATTCATGGGTTATATCTCTTTCCAACGCGAGATGATGAATAACCCGATCACCGAGGGTGCGGTATTCCGTAATGAATGGATCCGTTGGGGCAAAATCCTCCCACTTAACCGCTACGACGAGCTTGTCTGCTATTGCGACCCCTCGTTCAAGTCGTCATCTAAGAATGACTATAAAGCGATTAAATTGTGGGGCTCTACCGGCTCGCAGCTCCATCATATAGCAGCCTTCGTCCGCCAATGTTCTGTCGGCGAAATGGTGCGATGGTTCTACGACCTTTACGAACGTGTCACCGCTGCCGGTGCTGTTTGCAACTATTATATCGAGGCTAATTTCTTGCAGGATATTCTCCTCGATGAATTCTCGCGCGAAGGCAGAATCCGCGGTTATCAGCTCCCCATCAGAGCCGACCATCGCAAGAAACCGGATAAATTCCAACGTATCGAAGCTATTTCTCCGCTCTGGGAACGTGGCTGCGTCCTCTATAACGAGAAAATGAGAAACGACCCCGATATGTTGGCCGGTATCGACCAAACGCTCTCTTTTGAAAAGGGCATGTCCGGTCACGATGATGCCCCGGATGCCGACGAGGGCGCAATCTATATCTTACAACGTCGCGGTCGAACGCTGCGCCAACTCCCTTCGTTCGGTCGCCGTAAAACTCCACAAAATATATGGTAACTATATCTAAATTCTTTAAGGCGTGGCTTTTTGAACTTCGCCTCCGCCGTGCCATTAAGAAGGCTGACCGCCTTCGCAATCGCTATTCAAGAAAGTTCTTTGTCATTAACCTTTGCGGTCGCCCCATGGTCGTCTCAAAACGTCACATTCAGCACCTCGCTGCCACCGGCACTTACAAGCCCGGCGTGACTGCTCGCGACATAGCGCGCGTCGCTCTTTATAAAACACGTTGACAATGTTCCTATCCGTTGAAGATTACGGCGTGGTAACCAATCCCGCCGACCTCGAAATAATTACTCAATCCTCTGTGGAGATCCGTCAACGTGCCGAACGGACGGCTATGGAGGAGGTTGCCGGTTATATCCGCTCTCGCTACGATATCGACAAGGCGTTTGCTTTATCCGGCAACGACCGCAACCCGCTGCTCGTGCAGTTCGTCGTCTCTATCGCTCTGTATTACCTTGGTATGTGGCTCCCTCAATTCCTCGGCAATGATACGCGCGAGACTTTGTACGACAACGCCATCGCTCGTCTGCGCGACGTCCAGAAGGGTGCCCTGGTTATGGACTTGCCTCAGTACGACACTGACGCCGATGGCGCGTCCCGTGGCGACTCTCTCCGATTCGGATCTATGAAACGCCAAAAGTATGATTATTAACCACTGTTTAACCACTGTTTGAATGGAACATAATAAAGAAGCCGGCGCAGTCACCGGGCAGATTACTATCGAATCTCTCCGCCTTGCTGCCAAGGAAAATAATGAAAATAACGGTGGCGACATGAAGAAGCGTAAGTCGCTGATCATGCTGCTCGATCAACATACTCAAACCCTCACCAAGCAGGACGTTGGTCATTGGCGTCGCGCTCATCAGATCGCTATCAGCGTCGAGAATCCTCGCCGCGCTCCGCTTTATGATATTTATCGCGACACGCTCATCGACCTTCACCTCACCGGCTGTATCTCGCAGCGTATGGGTAAAACTCTGCTTAAAAAGTTTGTTATCCGCAAAGATGACGGCATGGAGGATGAAGATGCTCAGAAAACGTTTGAATCGCAATGGTTCTACGACTTTCTGTTCTATGCCCTCGAATCTCGTTTCTGGGGACACTCGCTCATCCAGTTAGGCGATGTGATCACCGATGCCAACGGCGTGCGCAAGTTCTCCGATGTGGAACTCGTTCCGCGTCGTCACGTATGCCCGGAGCATGGTGTTATCCTGCGCAATGTGTTCGATGTTTGGGAGTCCGGTATCTCTTACCGTGAGGGTGCCTTGGCTGATTGGTGCATCGAGGTCGGCAAGCCTTACGACCTCGGACTGCTGCTCAAATGTGCCCCTCACGCTATCGCCAAGAAGAATGTCACTGCATATTGGGATATTTTCGGCGAGGTGTTCGGTATGCCTATGGTTGTCGGCAGAACCGACACGCAGAACCCTGCCGACCGTCTGTTGCTGGAAAATATGTTGCAGTCGATGGGCGCAAATGGCTGGGCGTGCATCCCTAATGGCACGGAAATCGAAATTAAGGAGACTGCCCGTGGCGATGCCTACAACGTTTATGACAAACGTATCGACCGCGCGAACTCGGAAATCTCCAAGGGAATTCTTAACCAAACTATGACGATTGATTCCGGCAGCTCTCTATCGCAGTCCGAAACTCACCTCGAGGTGTTTGAAAATGTCTGCACTGCTGATGCGCTGCTGCTCGAATATGTCATCAACGACCGCCTTATCCCTCTGATGATCCGCCACGGGTTCGACTTAAAAGGGCGTTCATTCTCATGGGATGATGCCGCCTCTTATTCTCCGGCTGAGCAGCGCGAACTCGAGCGTATGCTTCTCCAATACTACGATATTGACCCGGCATACTTCCGCGACAAATATAAAATTGATATTACCGGCGTTAAGCAATCCGGTGAAGGTTTTTTCGAGTAGGGGGCAAGGAGGAGAATAAGCCGGAGCAAGCTAAAAATGCGCTGCGCTCTCGTTACGCCTCCTTTCATCGGGCTATAACCCACCTTTACGCCCCCACTTCCCTTAACTTTGCCGCTGATCAGTCGCAATCAATCCCGTTCGACCGTGCTGTGTTTGACCGCGCTGTGCGCCACATATTCAATAAAAACGGCTTCACCCCGGAGATGCTTGCTGACCCTGAGATTGCCGACCTGATTGAGGAAACTTACAATGCTATCGACCAAGCGGTGCAAACATCTATCCGCACGGAAACTCCGCCGGAACTGACATCCGCACTCGAAAATAATGCGTTCGTATTCTCCGGATTTAAAACGTATCACCAACTTTCGGAAGTGGGGCTTTCTCTTACTCGTCGTGATGGATCCGTGAAGCCCTTTAAGGAGTTTCGCGAGGATGTCGAGGCTATAAACTCGCGCTATAATGGCTCGTATCTCTATGCCGAATACAACCACGCTATTCATGCATCACAGATGGCTGTCAAGTGGAACGACTTTGTTAAGGATGGCGATGAATATTATCTGCAGTACCGCACTGCCGGCGATGACCGTGTGCGCGAAGCTCATGCCCGTCTCGATGGCACTACCTTGCCTCCTTCCGACCCCTTCTGGAATGAATTTCTTCCCCCGAATGGCTGGAACTGTAGATGTCAGACTGTGCAGGTTCTTCGCGATGATTATGCTTTGTCGGATTCGCAACGGGCTATTGAAAACGGTCGTCAGTGTACTTCCGAGCCGAAGCAGCAGATGTTCCGCTTCAATCCAGGCAAGGAGATGAAAATCTTCCCCCCGAAGCATCCGTATCTTCCTCGCGGTTGTGGCGATTGTGGCAATCATCTCAACTTTGCATACAATCCGAATTCTGCAAAGTGTAAGGCTTGTAAAGGTATCCAATATCTCGCCGATTGCCATTCAGAACGCGATATGCTGTGCAAATTGCAAGGACTTATCGAGTTGAAAGGCTCTGAAAAATTACGCCGACTCAGAGAAATTATTCTTGAACGCACTTTTAAAAAAGTTGATGGTCATAAGGGTGTAATGGCAAGCGTTGGAGATTCTGATCCGGATTATGACAGGCTCATATCATGTGCCGACAAATGCGTAGAAAAAGGTTATGATGTTTATTTGTTGCCGAATCCTAAAGGATTAAGAACTCCGGATGTCATACTATCCGGTCGCAATTATATTGCTGCCTACGATATTAAGACAATCATGGGTGAAGCCTCTGTGGGTAATCGTTTAACTGAAAGCATCGGGCAAACAAACCGCGTAATTTTAAATATGGCGGTAACATATAATGCTCGCTCTTTGGCTCATGATATTAAGAGTTATTTTGAAACCAATGAAAGTGCTGAGGAGGTTATGATATTAAAGGGACATCGACAAATAAGTGTTTTTCGTAAATGGGCATTGAGTAAGAATTTCATTCCCGAACTAATGAAACAGTATGGAGCTAAAAAATAAAAGCCGCTTACGCGGCCTTTACCGAGGGAGCAGTTGAAACCCTACACCTCTAACAAGGGAACGGAGCCCTGACGGTCATTGCTGACACCGCAAATTTAATAACATTTTCTGAATCAACAAAATTGTATGTCATAATTTTTTGATACTGAATGGCTGAAAACGATTTGAAACGCAAAATCCTATCCGATATGCGCGTCAAACTCACCGATGAATTCGACCGCAACTTTACCCGGCAGGGATTTTTCGATAAGAAGTGGCCGCCGACTCGCGACCCCAAGGTTAATGCACAAGGCGAAAAAGGATCCATCCTTATCGTCACCGGTGCCATGCGTCGCTCCATCCGCTCCGAGGTGGTGGGCGATGCTGTTGTATTCTCCTCGAATCTTCCTTACACCGCGCTGCACAATGAGGGTGGCACCATATCCGGCACCCAGAATGTACGCGAACACACCCGTAAGGTTAAAGGGAAAACTGTGCAAGTAAAAGGGCATCAGCGCAAAGTCCATATCACCATCCCGGAACGCCGTTTTATCGGCGACCATGCCAATGTGCGTGATGCTGTTGAGAAGATTGCAACAAAACAGTTTCAAAGATATTCCGAACAATTATCAAATAAATTCCGTAAGCAATGATTATTACACTATTTGAGGCTATTTCAGCCCGACTACGCCACGTCGTTATCGTGGATGGTAAATACTACTATCAACGTCCATGCGAGCGAACTGAGGGCAAACCTGAGCCTAAGTGCGCCATAAATCTCGTGGATATATGGAACGCCAACATTGATGCAATATCCAAGCAGCGTCCGTTCATCCCTCCGGCGGTTTATATCGCGTTTGACCCCGTTCAATGGCAGCCCCTACAACGTGGTGCTAAAGCTGCAGATGTTACTGTCCGGCTTTACCTGATGACCTCCACGCTCGCTACTACCAACTCGCAGTATCGCATGGCTGCGTTAGACCGATTCCACCTCATCCGAACCATTGAACGTGCTTTCGTCGGGTTCTCTTATCCTTGCGACGAACGGGGCATTCAATGCTCTACTTTCAAGCCGGCGTTTACTGTGGTCAATCATAATCACGACCAAATTATCGTTGATGAAATCGACTTCGTTACTCACGTTATTGATTCCTCGGCGGTCATCGACGACCGTAAAATTATGACTCCGCACAATGTTACGCTCGATGATGATTCCGCTCTTTTCGACAACGCCTTCGATGATTCTTATTCTTGATGATACAGAGAGCCGTCGCCCGATCTCCGGACGGCGGCTCTCTTTCCAGGTTTTATGTTGAATGCTAAATGAAATCAAATAAACTTCTCTCTTGAGGTAGCTCGCGCTCCTCATATTCCCCCAACTCTTTCAGATAATTCAGATATGTGCGGTAACACATCGGATATATCGGTATGATAAACCTTCGCCATACTTGCTTGTAACACCGCGCAAGATTGCCCGGTTCATAGTGCTGCCGTGTAATCTCACTAACTAATTTCATACGTTTCAGCGTATTATTGTGATGTTTACTTTGCATTCTCGGAGGTTTTTACTAATTTTGCAATGCGTTCCCAAGGCATTGCTCATTGTCGGTTCTCCGGCAGTGGGCTTTTCTTTTTTCCCACTTCTTGCATTTCGTTAAGATTTTAATCGTTACCTTTGTCCAACGTTCCGTCTTAGGGCTCGCTGTTAAGTGGTCTCCGCTTGCAGCGAGCCCTTCCTTTTACTTCTTGTAAGGTTCTATCTTCACATACCCTTCAATGTGCTTGCGGATCAGTCCGCTCCCTCCGCATATAGGGCACGCCACGCTGCGCTTCCCGGCGAAGCTATCAACTTCTACCGTCCCTTCGGCTTTGCAGTTGCGGCACACTACTATGCTGTCTTTCACGAATTCGGTGCGCTTACCCATCTCATTCTTCGCTTTTCGGTTCTACATAGAAGGTCTCGTCCTGAACCACGTCGATGCGGCAGGTGTCCATCACCTCTTTGCATTCATCCATGTCGCGCTCCGCAAGTAGCTTGTCCTTGGCTATCTCCTCCACAACGCGCACGTACTGGCGTCCTTTCACTTTCAGCAGTTCCAACACGCCTGCCCAGGTCATACCCTTGTGCGCTTTCAGTTTCGGCTGTCCGGTGCGGAATCCAAGCGTGCCATACGCCGTCTCCAGGCTCTTGCGTTTGCTGAACAGCGATTCGCGGTTCTCGGTGGCATACGACTGCATGATGTCGAACGCCTCCTCTTTCTCAGCCTCGAGCTTCGATAGCTCATCGGCATATTTCTCTCGTGTCTTGGTTAGTTTCGCATCCATCTCTGCTGTCAGGTAGCGAACCTTTGCGTCTGCGTTTGCATAGCTGTTAAACGCTTCTTCCATCTGCTCTCGGGTGATGCCCGTCAGAATGGTTTTCTTTACTCTTTTTGCCATTGTTTAATTGTTGTTTAATGGGTTATTAATCACTGTTTATTCATATTCTTCTATCTCCTCGGCAAGATATTCTGCCATATCTGCTTCATTGTCCGCCCAGATGCTCAGCTCTTGCATAAACATCACGTAATCCTCTGTATCCAGGTCTGCAGTCATCGCCTTAATCTGGTGCTGAAGCTCTTTCATGATGGTTCTCGTGTTCATGGCTCGTTTCAGTTTAATAGGTCGCCGGAGAAGTGCTGCTTGTAGCTGATCTCTCCGCATACCTTGTTCACACTGCGCGCATCCTTCTGCTTCTTTAGAAACATACTGTAAATGCTTCTCAATCGCTCCAAGGATATCTGATTGAAGTGATCCACGCCCGTTGCCCGGCACGCTATCGACTTGATGTAGTCGATGTTCCCTTCTTTGCCGATGAGCTTCAACCATCCACCTATTGCGCCTATCACTCGCTTGCGCATCTTCGATGCTTTCGCAGCCTCCGGATTCAGCAGCCCCTCCAGATACTCACACGCCTCTATCAGCTGCGAGTTGCTCATGTCCTTGCTGCTCTCAACGCCATAGCCGCTGATCACCGCCATCTTCATGTCGCTGGTCATATTCAACCGGCTGCAGATGGTGTGAAACTTTCGTAGCAACCATTTCTGGTTCTGTGCTGTTACTGTTGCCATATAGCTCTTTTTTGTTTGTTAGTCTTTCGTCGTCATTCGGGCGTAATACTTGGCTGCGCCCTCCTCCCATATTATGAAGTCGTCGCCGCCTCCGGTTGCCCCGGAAAATCGGGTCGTTACCACGGCTTTGAACCCCTCTACTCTGATCTTCACCTCGCTCAGCTTCCTCACGTGCTTGGCTATCGCCGGATATGGCTTCCCGCCCTCCTCGTGCGCTATGAAGATGAATAGCTTGTCCGGAAATTCATCTATCAGCTCGGTGAATGTCGTGCGCGTAAACCCGATTAATGCCGTGATGGAGTCTATCACTATCACCTGCGGACTCTTCCGCTTATGCAACCGGGCTTTTAAGCTCGTTATCTGCTCTTTCGAGTAAACTACCACCTTTCTCCCACATTCCCCCATAGAGGCGTTATTCCATGCGTTCTGAAAGCTCTGTGATAGCCCTTGCTCTATCGTGTCGTATGCCACGCGATCTACAAACTTCGTTAGATACGACAGCAGCTTCAATGCAAAGTGTGTCTTGCCGCTGCCACTCTCTCCGTAGATGATCCACGAGCCTCGCAACTCCGGCTTCCCAAACGAGGCTAACCACTGCCCGTCAAACTCCGCCGTCGCAAATTTCGCGTCGCATACGTTTCTGTTACTATATGCTCTGTCCATCACGCCCTCCTATTCGTTATCTACATAGACCGCTACAAGCGATTCCTCGGCGGCGTGATACAATTTCCATAGATCTTCGTCGGTAAGGTCTCCACTTACCGCAACCACTTCTCGCGTTATTTCGGTACGCCCGATGGTTATCGGACTACCGCTGCACTCTGTCAACCAACTCTTGAGGAGTGGCGCGAGTCCTTCGCTGAATATGATAATGTCGGTTTTCATGTTGTCAGGTAATTAGAAAGTTTTTATGTGATGAAGTCCGTCGCGCTGCTACTTGCCGCTTTTCTGTTTCACGGCGTGAACCAGCCGCTTTACGCGCCGTAGATCGCAGTCGCTGTCATCTACTATCTTCTCTATTACCCCGGCATCTTCAAGCCCGTTGGCGCGGCATACCGCCCTGATGTCGTCGCCGTTTACTACCGGCATCGGGATGAACTTGCGCCCAATCCTGGAGTAGATCTCTTTGTACCCCTTGCGGTTGTTCATCGCTCCGCGCTCGATGCGCTTCTTCAAGTACGGGGTCGCGCAAAGAACTATACCCACCGTGTCCTCCAGCTTGTTGTACAGCGTGATGAAGAAGTGCAGCACCTGGTCGCTCAGTTTGTCTGCCTCATCCAGCACGATCAGAACCCCCTCGCGACGTTTCAAGTGGCGGAGTGATTCCCTTACCATGTCGGCTACCGTGTTCCCTCCGGCCTCTACTCCCATGCTCTGGAGCAGCTCGCTCAGGAACTCTTTCCGGTTCCAATACTCTGAGCAGCTCAGTGTCATCACTCCGCGGTTCTGCTCGGTGTACGCCTTGATTGCTTGGCTCTTGCCACATCCGGCATCACCGACTACCGCCATCACCAACGAGTGTTCCTGAGCATCGCGCAGCACGTCGGTCATTCTGCCGTAACCTGCCGTCTCGATCACTGTCCACTTTCTGGCATCGTAACCTATCTGGTTCGCTACCGTGCGCCACATGTCGTCTGCTATCAGTTCCCACTTGCCGTTCAGAATCTGGCTCACTGTGGCTGCGCTTACTCCGCGGAGGCTCTTGGCTGCCGCATTTTGGCTCTCTTTCTGTTCTACGTAACCGCGTAGCTTTTCTGCTATCGCGTTCTTTTCTGCATATTTCATTTTATTAAATTTATTAGTTCACAATTAGTATAAGTCGAAGGTGCTCTCTGCCCCTGATGCCACTTGCTCCTCGTATTCTGCCTCCTCCGCTACTTCGGTATATTCCAACCGGTATTTGTTGCGGCGGTCTTTATGCTGGCCGCGGCTGTCGGTAATCAGGCTCTTGGCATACGGGTTGTTGTAATCGGGGTGCTGCAGTAGGCTCGCCCTTACCAGCTCTGTATTCTCCTGGTCGAACTCTACCACCGTGCGCTTTAGCTCTTGGTTGAATTCTTTCACGCGCTGCAACGCTTCCGAATCTCCGGCGCGGCGATCTGCCAACGCCATCGGCTGAAGATGTTTCTCCTCAAGCAAGAATCGGATATCACCCTCATCGCTCACTGCCAACACCTCATGCAAGTTATCCGGATCATACTTCACATTCCAGCGGATATGTGAGTATTTGCGAAACTCGATGTCGAAGCTGTCGTATGTGCGCTTCGCACCAAGCAATCGGATATTCAAGCCGCTACCTTCAAGGGCGTTCTTATACCCGGTCTCCTCACCGAAGGTCAGCAGGTAGCTCTCCGTTGTCATCGGCAGTCTGCGCTCTGCCGGTAGTTTCTTGTATCCTTCCAAATACGCCTCGCGCTTCAGCTCGCGCTCCGAGTTTACTATCCACTCTATCTGTCCGCGTACCGTGGCCTCGTCGGGTATATCCCCTTTATGGGCATTCAGCCACTCAAGGTTCGGCTGGCTCTCTTTGCGCGAGGTGATGCCATAGCCGCTCCAGTTCCCGGCGCACTTCTTGGCGTATTTCTTATTCAGATACTTGAAATACGGCTCGATGATTTTTGCCTTCGCGTTACCGACTTGAGCCGGTGTCACATATTCCGCTATCCCGTAGATCGGCAGCATTATCTTGATCTGATAATTGTCGCTCTGTATCTGCACCGGGCGTAAGCGCTCGCCAAACAGCTCTGCAGTGTGATTCGTAGCGTTGCGCAACGCCATCTTTATCAGTGCCGGGCATTCATGCTCGCCTATCGCATAACCTATCGGGTATTTATTGAAGGCATCCAACACCACAACTATCGTCAGGCGGTGGCAGTAGGTCATCGTCCCCTTCTTGCCGTTGCTCCGCTTCTTGTAGTAGAGCTCCACAGTCCATCCGTCAAGTGTCCAATACAGCATCGGTGCCGTCGGCGCGTAGCGCTTAACCTGCATCCCAAGCTTGTTCATGTAATCTTTCGCTCCATAGCGCCCGGCATTCACTGCCCAGCCATATTTCTGCGCCCAGTTCCACACTGTCCGCCGGTCTATCGTCTGCCATCCAAACTCGCCGGCTACCGTGTTGTAATATTCGGCTACCTCTGCGCAATCAAGGTTCGTATGGAAGCCGATAAATTTCGTGATCAACGCTATCTGTTCCGGCGTCGCTATCCGGGCTGCGTTCTTATTCTTGAACTTCCCTGAGATAAACACCTCATAGTGGCGTTCTCCATCTTTGTAGTATTCCCCAAACTTGCGCTGCAACACTCGCGGATTCTCCGGCAACGTGTGGGGGTAGATGTCCGCAATGCGTGGTAGTCGTTCTGCCACCGATTGCCAAAAATCGCGACGCAGCACTCGGTTGCGCTTATTCTGCTTACGCTGCTCTGAATCCGCCTCATCAAGTATCTGCTTGCAGGTGTTCAGTATCGAGGCATTGTGGGTGTAAAGCATCCGTTTCTCGGTGCTCAATCCGCGTACGCCCTCTATCTTAACGCTCTCATAGTAGGCAGCTGCTGCGTTGTCTATTACCACCATGTCGATAAACTTGCGCGCCTCGGCTTGCTCCTCGCTCGCTGAGTAGCGCTTCTTTACCTCCGTGCGGTATTTTATCGGGAGACTTTCAACAGCATACAGCGCAGGCGTTCCATAGCTGCTGCGTCGAACGCGCAAGTCCTCATTACGATCACACAGATGCATCAATGCGGCGTTCGTAATTATTCCACTCGTCAGTTCGGCGTGGCTTATGCAGAGTACATTGTTGTATGTTTCCATTTCCGTTCCTCCTATCCTTAGAGCGTTAAGGCGCGCTCCTGCATCCCCGGTATCTCAGTGATGTGCGGATTCTCCCAGATTTCTACTACTTCCCCGTCTGCCTTGCGCAGCTCTACATGGCCGGTCTCCAGGCACCCCTCCAACATCGCTCCGTTCTCGAAGGTCTGTATCATGTAGCGCTTCCGGCTCGGATCTGCCTCCTGCCAATTGGTTACAAACAGCGTCTCAAACTCCGGCAGCAGCAACATCTGTACCGCTCCGCGTTCCAACGCTGCCTTGCGGATCATCTTGTGAACAGCATTGTTCCTAACGAATTTCACAGCGTGCCATATCGTTACCGCTGACACGTGAAACATCTTCTGGAGAAAGTTCCTCTCCTCAGGTGTGATTACAATCATTCTGCGTTCCATCTTATTTCAATTTTGTTAATTGATTACTCACTTCTGCTATCTGCTCCTCAAGTACGCCCAACACTTCACACACTCGACCATACTCACGGCTTTCCGCAAGCTCGGCCTCCGTCGTGAGCAAGTTTTCCATGTAATCGGCTGTTCCCATAATCTCATCATGGGCGTTTATCAACCGTCGTTTGACATCTCGTAATAAGTTTTTCGATTCCTCTGAGGTAAGCATATTTCGTTAGTTTATTGTCTTTTATCTCCGCCTTTTTTTGTATCTTTACAGCGGTTAAATAATTAACTGCCGCAAATATCGTAATATATTACGAATTATGCAAATGTTTTTCGTAAAAAAATACGACATGGAAGAAAAAAATTTGTCAGGGAGCAATATAGGCCTCAGAATACAGCAACTTGTTGACCATTACGCAGATGGGAAGAATACAGTTTTTGCAGCCAAGCTCGACATCAATGAGGCGAATATCAGAAGCTACTACCGTGGTACGCTTCCAAAGGCTGACGTCCTTGAGAAAATCGTATTGTTTTACGATGTCAATGCCTATTGGTTACTGACCGGCAAAGGGTGTATGGATGATGCCAATGAGGGGGGTATGGTATTAAAATCTACTGATCATTCGGAGATTGTCGATAAATTATTAAATAAACTTGATGAACGTGCCCAGGAGATAGGTGCACTTAAGGAACGTGTACGACAACTTGAAGATGATTTAAACGACGACACCTCTCTCAATGGTTCCGATGTAGACGATGCTCAGACGTTCACTGCAAATGTAGGATAACACAGCCCCCTCTACTATGTTTCAAGCTGTATCCACTACACCCCCCAAATACCCCTAAAAAGCCCGATTTTTGAGGCTTTTTTATTTTTTTCGAGCTAAATCTGCTAATATTCATACATAACACACTGATACATAGTTTATTAGCTAATTTCAAAATATCTTCAAAACGCGCTAAAAAAATGCACTAAAGGGGGGGTAAACGCCTCGATTTTTGCCGATTTTTCGATGTTTTTTTGCACTAAAGGGGGGGTGTTAAGTCAAAAAAATGACATCGTAGTGGCAACCCAACTGGCTATCCAACTGGCTATCCATCTATTTTTGAAGGCATTTTTTTGCCCGATTTTTACCCCCAACCTCCATCTCATTTTTGCCGCATTTTTTCGCAATTTTACCACCGGTTAACCAACCTTCAACCACCGTTCAAACGCCCCGATCCGCCACCGGCTCACCGCCCGGCAGCTGCCATCACCGGCAATCCACATAATCACGCCGCCAACGCCACATAAACCCCTCAAATATCGCACTGTTAGCCATCAATACACGCTCCACAATTTCACACCAATATCGCGCCCAAAACGCCTAAAAACGCCCCTCCAAAAGGGCATAAAAAAAGGCCGCACGAACCATGCGACCGCCTCGATCCAAACTCAATCCAACCAACCTCCCAACTCACCCTCCGAAAATCACCATAAAATCCAAGCAAATGTACTTTTCGTTTTTCCGCGCCTTTCGCCCAATCTCGCCATAACTCACTATAAATCAGCACAAACCACCGCCAACCGCGTTTTCCCTCAATGTACATTTCGTTTTACCGCCCATAATTCCACGACCCAAATAAATCTTTGTTGGAGTGACATTGCTAAATGCACCTGCTTTAATTTCCAGTCTTGGAGTTGCATCCTCAAATGTAAGAGTAGTAATACCAGAGCAATCGGAGAACGCAAATTGGTCAATCGACGTGACTGAGTTGGGGATGGTCAACTCCGTCAAACCACTGCAGCCTTCGAACGCATAGTTGCTAATTGATTTGACTGAGTCGGGGATGGTCAACGAGGTCAAGCCACTGCAACCAGAAAAAGCAGAGCTACTAATCCCAGTGACTGAGCTACCGAGGGTCACTTCCGTCAAGCTGGTACAGCCTTCAAATGCACTTATTTGAATGGATGTTACGGAGTTGGGAATACCTATTGAGGTTAAGCCGGTGCATTCCTTAAACGCAGATTTACCAATCGAAGTGACAGAGTTGGGGATGAATACCGAGGTCAAGCCGCTGCAGCCGCTGAACGCAGATTCGCCAATTGAAGTTACTTTATCTGAAATAGTCACTGCTTCGAGCGATGTCTGTCCTTCAAATGTGCTTGCCGAAACATTTCTACCAAGGTAAACCTCTTTAGTCTCACATTTGAGCTGCGAAGTAGTTAACTCTGTTTCACTATCTTCAATGGTAATTTTACCTATGGTGTTAGTAATTAAATCTGCGCTAAATTCGTTAACGGTTGACGGTATAACCAATTCAGCTATATTAGATGAGCATACAAAATTTGTTGTGATTGGCGCATTAACGGTCAGTTTCTCTAATGTCGAACCCAAGATCACTCCTAATGGGATTGTGGTTGCACAGTTCGGTATCACCACCGATTTGACAGAAGTTTCACCTTTTATCAAAACTCCTTTTATCTCAATCGGCGTGAATGTGCGATTCCTATACACAACCGTTTCCGGTATAACTAAATTTTCTCCGGTTAATGATTCGTCTATTGCATACAGTCTGCACGTGAGGAAATGAACTGAAATTACCTCATATTTCAAACCATCAACCTCAAATGTGGTGCCTGTTGGGGAGTAGGGGCATGACGTGATAATGTTCGAGAACTGCTTCCAATAGTTAGCAGTCCTATAGTCTTCACTGGCTGCGAGTAGAGGAACGTTGTAATTGGAGAACGTATGCGATTGAATGATTGGCGGTGTCTCAGCGTGGCTTTCTATCCACTTTAAACCGGGACACTGATAAAACGCATAGTCGCCAATCGAAGTGACTGAGTTAGAAATATTAAAAGCTCCTTCATATTTAAACGACACAAAATAAGGTTCATCCGAGATTTCGCGTGATGCGGCTGTCATGTAGCGCAAATAGTCGTAGTTTGAAATACTCTTCATCTCTATAGCCAT